TGAAGTGTAGCCAGACATATCATAGCTTATAGCTTCTATAGCGACGAAAGAACTGCAAAAGTCAGAGAGTATTTGTTTAACATCTATATTATCTGTAGCAAAACTATCAGAAAAATTATTTTTACACACACAATTAATTATGCTCTCGGCTCTTAACTCTGCAGCTTCCATCATAGTAGTGTCAAAAGCAACATTTACACCAGCTCCACTCTTTTGCTGTATCTCGGCTTCAGTAGTCATAATGTATGCCATATTATTTACAAAAATTCATAATATTTAAACCTTTAGTCTTTGCCATCCAAATTGCATAAACTATTCCATCAGCTATATGGTCATAAGAACCAGAGTAACATCTCTCTCCATTGGATTTATGTGTGATTTGTATTGATTCAAAACTTTGTTTTACAGAGCCTTCATCAAAACATTTTAGTTCTCCTCTCCACCCCATTTCTTCAACTAAATCATACATGTATTCTTTTAGGAGCTTAGTTTTTTCTCCTTCATTTCCTATTGGGCGAGTTGCATTGTCCAGGGCTACAATACAATTCTTTAATTTTGAGTTCTCTAACATATAGGCAAATGTTCCAGAGCCAACCCCTCTACTATCAAAGCCGATAGATCTCCTGCCATAATTGAATTGTTCTTTTAGATTTTCAATTTGTCTTTCAATTTTAGGGCCTGCGATTGTGTTTGAGAAGATGTTTAGGACTTGAGTTATACTTTTTTTATTTGTAGCATCAAAACCTTCAAAAGTTGTTTCACCTAATCCTACACCACCACCTACATCAATTCCCAAAACTTGATTTCTTTTAGAGATAACTACTTTTTCCTTATCTATTGTGCAAACTTTAGCTATCCAATCTTCTGTGAATTTTCTATTGTAGTCATCTAAGAACTCTCCAAGATATTCCTGGGCAAAAGCTACAGGGGATAATTCTTTTTCTTTTTTGTCTAAAAATTCTTTTTCATGTCTTGGGCAGTCTCTTGCTGAAACATGGAATTGAGCTATTTTTTTATTTAGAGTTGATTTGTAGAAGAAACCTTTTTTACATTGCCCTGTGGAAGTTAAAATAGTTCTTCCTTTACTTACAGATATTGCTGGTTCTATCGCAATCCAGGCTCTATCTGGAATAAAAGCAGCTTCATCTAAGGCAAGTAGAGTTACAGTTGGGCCTCTCATTCCAGCTCCAGTATCTCCAACAGCTTTACAGATTATTTTAGAGCCATTCTTTAGTTGCATGAAATGTAGAGTAGGTCTTCCAACAATTTGCTTGTCATGTTTTGCGAACATATAGTCTTTGACTTTCCAGAAAACATGCTCAGCTTGTTCTATTACATAGGCTCCAATTTCTATATAAGAATTTGGCTTGGTTATTGCTTCTTGAACAATTAATAAAGATAGTGCAACTGTTTTACCACATTGTCTTCCAGAAACAATAGTAATATCTCCTTCTGTTTTTAGAACTTCTTCTTGCCAGGGATCTAATGTTTTCCATGGGCTGTTTAAATCGTATTCCATTTTAATAGTAGTATATTATTATTTATAAATTTTGTGTGAGTTGCTATACACAAAAAAGAAAGAAAAACAACCAAAATCGCAAACAAAACAATTAAACTAACAAACTAAAACACTAAGCAATATCAATGGCTATGGTGCTTCCATAGCTATAATAGTCCTTAAATCCACAAGAATATTATAAGAGGGTTAGAATAATTGATTGCTTGTCATCATAGACTTGCTTGTGCAAGCAATAAGTGTTTAATCTATTTAAATCTTATGGATTTGAGCAACACTTCTCAAAGGGATAGTGTGCACTAAGGTAACCTTAGTACAGGGTAGTCTTATAAAGAACAGAGTATTGGTAAAAGACATGACTCATGAAGAATTCTCAAGTGAACAATTAAAAGAAATTCCAATAATAGTAAGTTCAGCGATAAAAGCCAAAAGATGTTCTAAGTGCAATCAAATATGCTTCTGTAATAACATGGAAATGAAGCAGTGTCTCAGGTGTATGCCTGAAGCTTGTTATTAAGGCAGAATAAACATGCAAAATTATACTGACCAAGGCTGCGTATTGAGCTTGCCTACAGGACTGAGTTAAGCGTGTGTGTGTCTGTCTTTAGATGCCTGTGTCATATAGTGTCTGAAATCAAAGACTAAGACAATATATAACATATAGAATGGTAAACCATTAGTAAGAAGTATGTTATATATACACTATTATTAACATATTAGAAGAAGTATTATTACCTTTTTGAATTACAGAGAGACACACAACCATAAAGGCGTAGCAAAAAAAAGTTAATCTAAAACCATCAAATGCTGATTCTCTAAGGAACTTCCAAAATCTTCAACATTTCTATAATGCTCTAATTCACTTAATTCTTCATCTATGAACATCCAAGCTTCAAGTTCTTTTTCAGAAATCATTGTAATTCCTTTAAGTCATCAGCTAAATCTTTTTCTAATTCAGCTATTTGCTCATCTGTAAATTCAAATATTCTACTAACAACATCAGCTACAAATCCAATGTGATGTCTTTGAAGATACAATCCCTCATCATTCATAACTCTTAAAGATAATTCTTGACTTCCATATTGAGTTAAATTTTCTTTTTCCATTTTAATTTCTCCTGTATTTATTTTTAACATAAGAAGTAACTTCTCACTGGTTTGGGAGTTAACTTCGTTGTTTCTTTAAAAAAAAAACAATAGCAAGAGAGAGATATCCCTCTCCCTCTTAGCCCAGGGCATCACACCGGACGCGTCAATCACAGACAGGTTTATATTCTTTGGACACAACCCCACAGGAATAAATAGAGTGGGGATTGCGAGAAAGGATAATAAATCTTTCTGTGCCTATATCTTAGGATGTCTTTTCCTATTATGCTTGCTTAAACTTGGTACCCACTCTTTACAGATTTCACAATATTCCATAGGATGTTTAGGTAATTTCATCTTAGTTAATTTAGTCATCTTCGTTTATCCTCCTTAAGACCTACTTGGTGTATACCATTTCGTTTACTATACTTCTTTGTATACTTTTCTTGACACTTCGGACATAATCCATGAACCCCACAAAACTTACGAAAACCTTCTTTAGTTTTCCCTATAATATTTCCACAACCTTTTGAAATGTCCTCAGAGGAGTTATTCCGCTCACCCTTAACTAATTCCAAATTAGATTGAGGACTATTAAAATTACCCATTATTTTGTCAATTACTTCAAAAAACTCTTTTGTTTTAAATCCATGTAATCTATATTCTTCCTTCAACTTCTCACTAAATTCTGTAAGTGCTTTATTTACTGCATTATGTATGTTTTCTTCTTCTGTTGTTTCCATTTTTAAATTCTCCCATTATTTCAGAAAGCAAACATTTTAATTCATAGTCTGCAACTTCTCCTGACATAACTTCCATTCTTTTGCATTTTGCTTTCCATTCTTTCTTTAATTTCTTAACAAAATCTGCATCTTGTTGTCTAATAATTCTATAAATCCTACCTGCTATTGTAGGGCATTTCTTTATCATTATATCAAATATCTCTTTTCTTTTCTCACTAAGTGATTTTTCTTTTATCATTTTTCCTTCTTTGTCTTGCACTGAATACCAAAATATTCTCTATCAATACCTTGCTTCCCAACATGCTTTAGCACAATAATATCAACAGGACTATGACTGCCTGCAGTTCTAATGATTGTATATTTCTGAGGGTCTAAACACATCTTCAAGATTTTCATAATCTGATACTCAAGTCTGACTCCTGCTTTATATGATGGGTTACTCATTTTAATATCTTCTGATTGCTTAATCTCTTTTGGTCTCTACACAGATTATAAACCTCATTTGCAGTCTTCTCAGTGGAAGCAAACCGAATCATAAAGTTTCTAAGTAATAACCCTTTGTCTTTAATCTTCGGTATCATGTCCATCATCCACTCAATCTTCTCAGCTCGTGTCTTCTCAGTTCCCATTCTCTATGAACTCCTTGAATATCTTGGCCATTTCAATAATCTGCTCAGGTGTATAAACTATCTTTGCATTTACATGAACACTAATAGCACAATTCAAAGCATTTGTGTTAACCTGTTCCGGGGATAAGTGAAATACCTTCTCAGGAGCCTTCTGTTCAATTTTAGCAGGTTCTCCAGGCTTAACCACTGGCACTTTGGGTTCTTCACTATATTGTGTTGCCTCAAAAGATGCTTTCTTAGCTGCTGAACATTCAAAACAATATTTTCTGGGAAATTTAGGATTCAATTCATATTCAAATTGCTTACCACACTCTTGGCATATTGCTGTTACAATCTTTTTATCTGTTGTCATTTGTATAACCTCCTGATTTTAATTTTTGAATGAGAATATCATCTTTATGAGCTTCTTCTCTCCAACTTTCCAATAAGAAATCTTCTTGTTGTGATGTTAAGTTTTCCATAATATACACAACATGTCTACATATATAAACCTTTCTAATTACTTAATAGAGACAACCTGTTGTCTACCCAATTCTTGTATGCTGTGTTATACTTCCCTACCATATCTTGTATTTTATAACCTTCATCAAGATAATCATCTAAAGTATATTTAACAATATCCCAATCATATTGAGTTTCAGCTTTATCCATTAACAATTCTAATGTTCTTCTAATTACTTTTGATGTCATTTTATACTATTTTAGTAGAAGTTCCTGCATCATCTGTAAACCATAACTCAGTTGGGACTGTGTTCTTAACCCACAACTTACCATGTGCTGCTGTGTTACTTGGAGCTGTTGCTCTTTCATCTATTGATAATACTCCATCTGCTCCTAAGGTTAATGCTTCGTTCGGACTCGTCGTCCCGATGCCGACGTTGTCAGAA